GCGGTGAGGCGGGCACCCAGTTTCGCGAGAACAACGCGGATCTTGTGGCGTACAACGAGGCGCAGGACCAGCTGAGTGCAGCGCTTGCCCAGATTGGGGAGACCCTGACGCCGGTTGTTGCGCAGATCGTTGCATTTGCGGCGGCGCTTTTGGAGCAGGCTCAGCCCGCTATCCAGTTCTTGGCAGATAATTTGCCGGTCATTCTGCCCATCATCACGGCCATCGGTGCCGCGTTCGTAACATGGCAGGTGGTCTCGACCGTCAATGAGCTCACAAGCTCCGTCGGCGCTTTGGCTGCGGCCTTGGGCCTGAGCCCCTTTGGCATGGTTGCCATGGCGGTGGCCGCACTCGTTGCCGGCATCCTGACGCTTTGGACCACCAACGAGGGCTTTCGCGACTTTATTACGGAGTGCTGGAACGGAATCATCTCCGTTCTGGGCCCGCTGCTTGAGGGTCTGGTCACGTTCTTTACCACGACTATCCCCGGCGCGCTCAACCAGATGGGCCAGAATTTCTTGACCGTCTGCACCATGATCGGCGTGCTGTTTCAGGCAGCGTATGACGCGGTTGCAGCGATCGTGGCGGGCATCTTGATGCTGTTTATCTCAATCAACAACGGCATATCCGCGATGCTTTCCTTCTTTGCCCAGATTCCTGGCGCTGTGGGCGGCTTTCTTTCTTCTGCATTCTCCGCCGTGGCGAGCTTTGCCGGGAACATGGCCTCAAAGGCGCTGCAAGCTGGCCAGAGCTTTGTAAGCAATATCACGAGTACGCTGTCTGGTCTTCCCGGCAAGATGGTCGCAATCGGTTCGAACATCGTTAGGGGCATCTGGAACGGCATCTCCGGCGCGGCAGATTGGCTCATGAACAAGATCGCGAGCTTTGCGGGCGGTTTGCTGGGTGCAGCCGCTAAGGCGCTTGGCATCGTGTCGCCGTCTAAGAAAGCGCGCGATTACATTGGCAGGAACTTTGCCAAGGGCATTCCTATCGGGTTTGAGATGGAAGATCCCATGGGCAAGATTCGAGGCAGTCTGCAGGCTTCTATCGCCGCCCTCAAGGGCATGGATTATGGCGTGCCCGGCCTGGTGCTTGCCGGACAGGGTGCTGCTCCTGCCTACAACATCTATATCAACGGAACGAGCATCGAGACTAATGCGGGCGCTACTGAGGCGTTCGTCGCGTTCTTCGATGCGCTCGATATGCAGAATCGTTTGAGGAGGTAACCATGGCATCTGCTACGGGTAATACCGTTCAGCATTGGCGTGCCAAGGTCAATGCTTACATCTCCGCAACTGCGGATACCCAGGTCACAATCGTGTGCGAGGCCTATTGGTGTTCCATCGGCTGGGGCTATGACGTGGCGGCTCGCGGCGAGGCGATTGCTAACGGCAGCTCCTCTGGCATGCAGGTCTTCAACGCCTCGTCATCTACGGGTCAAACGCGTGAGATCAAGGTCGCGACCAAGACTATCACCGTGACCAGGGGAGACGTGGACAGGAACATCACCTGTACCGCTAACGTCCAGGTGACCGGCGGCTATCATAACGGAACATCGGCGGCAAACGTCAACCTGACGATTCCTGCCATCGCCTATCAGACGCCAAGCGCGCCTTCTAATGTTTCCGCTTCTCGAAATAGCGATACACAGGCGTCTGTGAGCTGGAACAATAACCCCTCTGGCATCCTAAAAAAGTATGCGGGCGTTTTTGTGGAGCGTCAGGTAGACAACGGTTCGTTTGCTCAGGTCGCAGCTCTTGATGGCGCGGCGTCTAACTACGTCGATAACGGTATCGAGGCACATCATCGCTATGCGTACCGCGTGCGAGCCAAGAACAATGCCGGGTATTCTGCATATGCAGCGAGTGAGTACATCTACACCACGCCGGCCGAGCCCGTCTCTGTTGCCGTGGTAAAGCGCGGTGCGAACGTGGTCGAGGTCAAATGGGAGGCCGGTTCTGCCTATGCGGAGGCGCATGAGGTGGAGCGTTCCCGTGATGGCGTGTCATGGGATGACGTTACAACCGAGGGCTCCGGCTTGGATGGTTCGTATGTTGATGACGGGACTCCGGCTGGTGGCGTGGTATATCGCGTTCGTGCTCGCCGCGACGGGCTGTATTCCGGGTGGGTTAAAACCGGTTGGGTGACTACTGTAGTTGCCCCGGATGCCCCGACCGTCGTTTCGCGTCCCGCTTCCGTTCTGGAGACGGGGAGTGTGGCGCATCTTGTCTGGAGTGCGAACCATCCGGACGGCAGCGAGGTTTCCTCATCCCAGCTGGAAATCGCGGTCGATGGCGGGGCGGCACAGACCGTCATCATCGAGGGCGCAGCTACGGAATACGACTATTCTCAAACCGCGAGCCCTGCAACGGTTTCCATCCGCATCAGGACACATGGCTTGTACGACGGCTGGGGCGCTTGGTCCGGTGCTGTGGTGTTTACGTTGGCAGACGTTCCGCAGATTCTCATCTCGCTGCCTGCTTCCGATGGTGCCGTTATCGATGCCCTGCCCTGCCAAGTTGCATGGGAGGTCGTTGACGCAACGGGCGTTGCTGCGCAGTCTATCGAGCTGCTCGACCGTGCCGGAACCGTTGTATACCGGTCTGCGCTTGCACCCGATTCGCGTGAGTTCGCATTTGCTCCCAGCGTGTACATGTTGCAAAACAATGCCGAATACACGGTTCGCCTGACCGCAATCGGCGGTTCTTCGCTTTCCGGCAAAAGCGAACGCTCGTTTAGGACTGAATACGAGCAGCCTGTCGTTCCGACCGCCTCTATCTCCTATAAAGAGGAGGACGCGTCTGCTTCCGTGCAGGTATTCTTTGGCTCCGAGGAGGGCAAGCCGCAGGCGGAATATGCTTCCGTTGCCCGTATCCTGCCCAACGGGGATCGCTGGCTCGTTGCCGACCGGCTTGGGA